GAAATGCTTGAGGTTTAGTTCTGCTATGTCATACAAAGGGCTTCTCGATTCATACATTCCCACTCGGTTTGAATATGCAACAGAAAAAGGAATCTTATCTTTTATGCTCATCTCTCCCTCGTCATGTAATTTATATTCACCCTTGTTGTTTTTTCTATGAATTTCATATCTACCAGGTTCTAATACCCTGATCTGCTTAACAATCTTTTCTCCATACTTTCCATCAGACTCAACCACCTGTTCCATCAATCTAAGTTGAGATAACTTTCTCACACCATTAACAATATCTGTCCTCCAGCCAAGAATATCTTTTGGCGCATATGTGACCCAATATGGCCTTGCCTTTTCTCCATCTTTTGGGGCATCAACAAGAACACCAACATGACCAAAAGAAATCGCAACCCTAGCCGTCTGATATAACCAAACATTAAGATCATTACCTTCAAGGTCTACATCAAATAACTGCTCTCTAACTAAATCAGATACATCATCAAGTCTGATAGGTTTTCTGACAAGCATACCGCTTAACATTTTCTCAATGCGCTGCAAATATGGAACTACTGTTGATCTACTTAATCTAACGTCATATGAATCATCAGTTTCCCTGCTCTCCTGTGGGAGGTATTTTCTATGTTCACTCCTGATCTTATATGTTCCCTCTTTTAAATCTTCAACCAAACCCCAGAAATTTGCCATCCTCTGGTAGGCAGCATTAGGACTTGCAACCGTTGTAGGAGCTAGTGTTACAGGCTGATTGTAAATATTCAGAGAGCTATACACGGTTTTTCCTCATAGTACCATTACTTTTAATATATTCTAATACCAGTTGGCTTGCCTGTTCTACCATAAAGAATATTAAATTCACGATAAATTAAATAACCAAGTGCATCAACATGATGGTCATATCCATTTTGTTTATCAGGATCGCCTGTCTTTTCATCGTAACTTTGCAACTCAAGGCACTCAATTAAACGAGAGCAACGGGCATGAATCTCCAAACGTCTTTCCCCTTTGCCGTTCTGTAATAACGCATTGACGGTTGCAACTCGATCTTTGATAAAGGGATTGCTCTTGAGAGCCATTGAACTGAATCCGTAACTTTCGAGGATTGCAATGTCTGTCTTTGATGCGTTAATCGTTGAACGTGCTGAACCACTTGCGTCTGGGTAAACTAATATTCTGTTTGAAGGGTAGCGTCTTTTAATTTCTTGTGCCAAGGCATCTGTATCATTTTGTTTTGATATTTCATCTATGATAAATAACTTGTCTCCAGACTTGACACCAACCACCGCATTACAGTTCATCACGTTAAAGTCCACCCCGATTCTTAACACTTCCATCTTGATGTCAAACGGTATTTGATTAATAACATGATCATTACGATTAAAACGGTCATAAACCTGACCACTTGTAAGGTTGACCCATTGGCCTAGTAAATAAGCTTTTATAAGTTGAGGTGGATAATTTTCTTCAAGAGATTCAATGAAATTGTCGGGTAGATATGGATTATCTTTTGTCTTTGCCTGTATCAATCCTGTATCGGATTTTTTATTCTTTTCAAAAGTTTCAAATGCCCAGCCATGACCTTCGGGAGTTGTTGTTGCATAGAATTGTTGAACATTACCAGATCTAAGTCTTGCGAGTGCCATGTTCATTGCCTGTTCTGCATCACGTTTTGGAACAGTATCTGCTTCATCAAATCCCACTGCACATAGGTTTTGCCCTCTTAATCTTTGATATGTAAGCATCGTTCTTAACAAGATAGTATGAGTACCTTCTTTAAATTCCAAATTGTATTCAGGAAGAGGTGAAGCTCTAAATGTGTATGGGATTTGCCATTGATCTAGCAGTTCATTCATCGTTCTTTGCAGAATATCTCTAAGCATTGGCGCAGTCGGTTCAAAGATTGCTGATACATGACCAACATTGAGTGCTGCCAGTATGCAAGATTTTGATATCAGTGCATGAGTTTTACCAGCACCAAAGCCACAGACAAGGGCTAGTTTTCTGTGGTCGAGGTCGTCACAAAACTTTGATTGATGTGGAAGTAAATCTTGATTTATACGTTCTATTGCTTCATTAGATGTCGGTAAATCATAAGCACCGATTTGATATAAAACTTTTCCAGGTTGAACTGTATCTAAAATGCTCACGAAATAATCTGTGCAAGTTTAGCTGCTGTATTAATCGCACCAAGGGCAATATGCAAATGACCTTTTTCTCTTGCTTCCACTTGAAGCGTTGCAGCTTGCGATAAAAGATCTGCCACCATTTGAGGTCTTTCCATGTCCCAATCGGCTTTCATCTCGGCTCTAGCAATCTCTAAATACTTATCTGCTGTTGTTGCACTGACCCCCCAATTCTTCAAAGCATATTTAACGCAATCAGATCTACGGCCACCTTTAGCGATAATCTCGCCAAGTTTGCGTGACCTCATGAGAGTTTCTATTTTTGTACCTTTTTTAGCCATTACATAGATGTTACACGGAAAAGCGAAAATATGAATATTTGTGTAATTTGAGACTCATTTGAGACTAGGGGTTGTTCTCACGTTCCTAAGTGTACCCACTAATGCTTAAGACTTACCTAACCCTATATATCCCCCTATATTATCTATTATTATATATATATATAAAACATAGAGAACATAGAGAACATATATATATAATATAGTGATTTCAAAGGTTTTGAGCGTTCCCAGTAGTGAGAACAGGGGTGAGATCAGGTAAGAACCATACCCATTTAGGTGTTCCTTCCAACCTCTTTCTTTTGCGTTCATATTGTAAGGATTTGAGAATAGATGAGACAGTCATGATGTCAGATTTTGTTTGTCTTTCGATTGGTTTCTCTACAGCTTCTGTTAACAGAAGTTCAATTGTTATATCTTTTACAGCGTTAGCTGGATCATTTAAATATTTGGTTATAACTGAAAGCCAAGGCGAATCAACCATGTAACCGAGATTTTCTTTTTCAATCTGGTTTTCCTGTTCAAAGGATAAGAAGTGCGATTCTTTATTTTTGAAGGCATGAACGGCAGCCGACCAAATACTGTCTCTCTCCAACTGAAGGGAGTCAAGATCAATTGATTTTGTGGTGCAGGGTATTATATGAAATCTACGGTTCCCTGTGTCATCAATAAGCAAACCAGAATCACGATTACTGCTTCCCACAATTATTCCTCGTCTTGGCCATTCTTCGACAGCTTTACCATATGGAACTCTAAGAAGATCAGTTGACCTTGATAAGAATGCTTTTACAACCCCTGCGTGTTTACGACTTGTTACTCCATCAATTTCTGACCATTCCATCCCCCATGAACGGTGGAGTACTAGTAGATCATCCTTTGAAGAAATATCACCGAGGGCATCTGAGAAGAAGGGGCCAAATAATGTTTGCCAGAATGATGATTTCTTTATCCCTTGTGAACCCTGAAGGACAGTTGCCGAATCATGTTTGCAACCTGGAATATAAACTCTCCTTACTGCGTTTATTAAAGTTAACTTGAGCATCACATCATATATGGTCGGCTCTTTCAGGTTTTGATCCTGTGGCCTTAGATATGTTGAAGCAAGTCTATCTATATATGTTGGTTGGATTTCGTTGTAGCAGTGATCAAGATATAGTTTTACAGGATCATATTCATTTTCATGGGCTACTTTTAAAAGGCAATCAATTGCCATTTCTTTTGGCACTTTATAACCAAGTTCTGCAAGTGTGAGATAAAAAAGTTCAATATTTTTTATCACTTTGCCATCCATTTCTATCGAATGGGAAAAGGTATTAAATCTTATTTCCTGTTTAAGGTTGCGTAAAAAGTTTATAAGTTCCTGTGAAGTAAGTTGTTCTAATTTACGAGGAACAGGAGTTGGTTCTTCTGCTGGTTTTATTGAAGTTGGAAAAGAACGTGGCGGTGGAGTCCAACCATCTTCTGATGCAAACTTCTGGAGAGTACCTAGAGAAACCCCTGAAGATTTAAAAGAAGCCCATTTCTTTTCACATTCTCCTGATTGGTATTTACTGTTTTTCTGTGATAGCTGCTCCCAATCGTAAAGGAGCGAATTATCCCCAACTGAATGTGCAGCCATACCAATTTTGAGCCAAGCATCATAATCATCAAGCCGATTTGGATTTATTGATTGAAGAAGAGAACGTGCTTTATCAGTATCTGAATTAAGAGTTTGTATCTGTGGAGTTTTTTTCTTTTGCTCCATCATCTTTTCGATTATGGCGAGTGGAGCTTCTGCAATTTCCAAGTCTTTTGGTGAACGATTTTCCATCCATCTATAACCGTCAGTCTTTGGATGTTTACCAGATACTATTGATTGTGTACCATTCCAACGCAACTCTATTTGTTCAACAGAACCATCCTCATCTTTGACACCTGTCTGAAATTTGCGTGTCTTAATCTTTGACCAATACTTTTCTGGAACTTGATAAATTATTTGAAATCTACCGACACGACCAGATGTGACCATCCATGATGGTGGTAATGAAGAAAGAGAAAAACCCCATTCACCTAATATTTTTGCTGCTGATGGCCCATCGTGGTCTAGGAATAGAAGACCACCTGAAGGAGTTCCACAACAGACACCGATACCTGTAGATTTTTTGGAAGAGATTTCCTTGAACAGTTGTGAGCGTGTAAGTGGATTATTCTGCCAATCGTTTTGATAGGGTCTTTTATTTTGAACGGCAACAAAACCCCAGTGCTTGGGAAGTCCAAGCAGTTCTTCTTTTATGTCCATTGTTATGCAGCCTGCTCCATCTCTTTTGAAACTATAAGTCTTAGTAAACAGGATCTTGATTCAGACCCCTTGTTATCATCAAGCCATTTTATCTGCCCCTGCGAGAGTTGAATATTAATGGTTTTTAAACTTTGATCTTGTTCCATGTTTAGGGTTGATTTTGTATCACTATAGGGTAAGATACCACTAAATCTTGTATAGTCAATGATTAAATTAAGAGAATATCAAAAAGCAGCAAGCAGCAAGTTAACTAAGCTTTGTCAAATCAAAAAATGTGCATATCTTAGTGGTGAATGTAGAACAGGTAAGACGCTGGTTGCCTTATCTGTTGTTAGGAATATGGCACTTGAAAAAGTGCTGGTAATTACTAAGAAAAAGGCAATCCCCAGTATAAAAAGCGATGTTGAGAAGATGAATCTTGAGAGGGTAGTATCCATAACTAACTTTGAGCAGTTAAAGAATTTTAAGGGTACAAGTTGGAACATGATCATCGTTGATGAGGCTCATAGTGTGGGTGCATTTCCAAAACCATCCCAGAGGTATCAAAATATATTACAACTTAGATATAACAGCATTATTCTGATGAGTGGAACACCAAGCCCCGAAAGCTTTAGCCAGCTTTATCACCAATGGTCATTGACACCTTTTTTATGGAGTAAATATCAGAACTTTTATAGATGGGCTAGTGACTATGTTGATGTTAAAGAGAAAAGAGTCGGAACTGGTGTTGTGATCAAAGATTATTCAGAAGCCAAGCAAAGCAGAATTTTGAAGGACATTGAACCTTATACAGTGCAGATGACCCAGAAGGAAGCTGGTTTTACTCAGGAGGTTGAGGAAGAAGTGCATATGGTAAAGATGTCTAGAAGGACTTATAGATTGGCGTTAAGGATTATAAAAAATGGTGTTATTGGCAGACCTGGTAGAAGATCAGTCGTGGCAGATACTGGTGCAAAGGTGA